CCCCCGAGGGGTCGGTGAAGATTCTGGAGGCCGACCCGGAGCCCGAACCCGTCCCGGAGCCGGAGTCCCCGGCCGAGCCTGCGCAGCAGGGCGAGGACGACGGGCCGCCCGTGGACGGCACGATCGACGCCCTGATGGCGTGGGTCGGCGACGACAAGGACCGGGCCGTCCAAGCCCTTGAGGCTGAGCAGGCGAAGGACAAGCCGCGGTCGACGGTCGTGAAGCGACTGACGGCCCTGGCCGACACCGAGGAGTAGAGGGGGCCCGCATGTCCCCGACCCCTCTCGCCACTCAGGCGGATCTCGAGGCCGCCCTGCAGCGGTCCCTGAATCCGGCGCAGGCGGCGATGGCGATCCGCCGGGCCTCCGCGCTGGTCCGGAAATACTGCCGCCAGCAGTTCACCCTGGTGGAGAACGAGACGGTCACCCTGCCCGGCAACGGGCGGATCCTGCGACTCCCGCAGCGTCCCGTCGTCGTCGACGACACGCACCCGCTGACCGTCGTCGAGTTGTTCGGGATCGCCGACCAGGAGTACACGGCCATCGAGGGCCGCGACTTCACCCGGATCGGCACCGAGCTGACCCGCGGCGAGGCATGGTGGGCGCCGACCCGCCTGATGGGCTGGCCTTTCATGCGGCCCATGGGGATCTGGGCCCAGCGGGTCCGGGTCACCTACAGCCACGGCTACGCCGAGGTCCCGGACGACGTCATCGACGTGGTGCTGGACCTGGCGCAGATGAACATGACCAACCCGCAGGGCCTCAGGAGCGAGTCGATCGACGACTACTCCCGCACGTTCGCCGCCGAGACCATCGGCGGCGCCCTGCTGACCGCGGACCACAAAGAGGCTCTTCGCGTGTACCGCGGAAGGTCGTTCTCTGTGGCGCCGGTGACGTGATGACGGCGATCGACATTCAGCCGCTGCTGGCTGCGGGCCGAGCCGCCCACGACCAGCTGCTGGTGGACACGTGCACCATCAGCCGGCCCGGGGCGTCGGCCCTGAACCGCTCTACGAGCGTCCTCACACCGGGGACGCCGACGGTCCTGTACTCGGGCGCGTGCCGCCTGAAGCCCCAGCGGGTTCCTCGCAACGAGGAGGCCGGGGAGCGGCTGACGATCGTGGCCCGCTACGAGCTGGCGCTGCCGTTCGCGTCGCTGGCCACGGACGATCTGCGGGTCGGGGATGCGGTCGTCATCACGGCGTCCGGTGATACCCGGCTCGTCGACCAGCCGTTCGCTGTGATGGCCGTCGATTTCAGCAGCACGGCGACCGCCTGGCGGATCACTGTCGAAGGCGCCACGTGACGGGAGGCCGACCGTGACGACTCCCGCTGTTCTTCCTCACGTCGATGCGGTCACCGCGGCTCTCACCGGGGCCGATCTGACCGTCTACTTCGGTGGGGCGCCTCCGGGCGTCGTACCGACGGCCGCCCAGCCGTACATCGTGCTCTATCCAACTCCGGGGCGTGCGGTGGCGGCATCACTCGCTGATGACCTTGTCGACTTTATCGGCGAGGTCCAGCTCACCTGTGTTGGGCTCACCGCCGAGCAGGCGGCATCTGTTTCGGACCGGGCCATGGCGGCTCTCGCGGCAAGAATCGCGGTGGCTGGGCGCGTGTCCTGGCGGCCAGAGTTCCTCGACGGTCAGCCAGTTCAACGGGATGACGACGTTGTTCCCCCCAACCACTACGCCGTAGCCCGGTACCGGCTGCGCTCAATCCCTCAGTGAGGAGATCACCATGGCAGTTCTCAGCCTTCAGTCGATCACCGCGGCTGGTCTGGCCGCGACCTACTCGACGGCCGCGGCGGGCGGCGACAAGATCCCGCTCGGCGCGTCCAACATCTTCCTGCACGTGAAGAACGGCGGGGCCAGCCCGGTCACCGTCACCATCACGACGCAGTCCAACCAGGTCAAGGGGCTGACGTTGCCCGATCGGATCGTGACCGTCGCGAACGCGACCGACAAGTTCATCGGCCCGATCGACTCCAGCCTGCACGCGGACATCAACCAGCAGGCGGCGGTGGGCTACTCCGCCGTCACGTCGGTGACTGTCGCCGCGCTGCGCATCTGACCCTGCCCGCCCCCAGTCTCGCCCCGCCCCGCTGACCGGGGCTTTTTTTCATGCCCCCGAGGAGGGTTCATGTCTGACCTGATCAGCGATGGCAACACGAAGGTCGCGTTCGCGACGTCCATCGCCAACCTGAGCGCACCGACGGTCGCGGAGTTGACCGCCGCGAACGACTGGACGACCCGGCTGACCCCGGACGGTCTCAAGGCCGACCCGGCGACGGCGGACGTCGACACGTCGTCGCTGGCCAGCACGTTCACGACGCAGCAGCCCGGCCGCCGCTCCTACACGGTCGAGCTGACGTTCAAGCGGGGTTCGACCCCGACCGAGGACCAGCCGTACACCACGCTGACGTATGGCGCGACTGGCTTCGTCATCGTGCGCCGCGGCGTGGCCTACGCGACGGCGTTCGCCACCGGCGACAAGGTGGAGGTGTACCCGGTCGCGGCGGGCGAGGCGCAGAACATCGCCCCGGCGGCCAACGAGGTCTCGAAGTTCATGGCGCCGCTGAAGGTCACGTCGGACCCGTCGACGCGGGCTGTCGTCGCCTGATGCCGGACATCTCGGAGCTTCTGGCAGGGGCGTCGCCGCGCGAGGTCACCGTTCCGGTGTGTCTCGCGGGCGACGCGGGCGCCGAGTTGGAGGCGTTGGAGGCCGAGCTGGGACAGCTGGGGGAGTGGCAGCCGACGTCGCTTGCCGAGACGAATCCTGCGTTCGAACTTCAGGAGCGCATCGCCGCGGCTCGGGAGCGGGTGCGGGAGACGGCGGTCGAGTTCCGGTTTCGGGCGCTCGGGCACCGCGCCTACAGCAACCTGCTCGCCGCCCATCCGGCGCCGAAGGACTCGAAAGAGCCCTACGACGCGGGGACGTTCCTGCCCGCGGTTCTCGCCGCCTGCTGTGTCGAGCCGTCGCTGACGCCGGCGCAGGTCGACAGGCTGCTGGACGTGGTGAACGACGGGACGGCCCGGACGCTGTTCGCGGCCGCTCTGGCGGTGAACGAGGAGCCGTCGCCGGTCCCTTTCTCGTAACCCGCCTGCGGGATCACCGGCTCCCGTACCGGCGGGAGGTGGAGGCGGCTCGAGCGTGGGGCATTCCGCGCAGCATTCTCCTCGGCCGGCCACAGCCGGGCCCTGGTGAGCCGTTGTGGCTGCCGGAAGACCGCTGGTGGGCGATGGCCCTCATGGAGGCCGAGTCCGGCCTGTGCGGTGACTGCGGGCACCTGCTGACCGAATCGACGCACGCGGACAACGAGTTTGCCTACGACGCGTCGATCACCAAATGTCACGCTTGCCTCGCGGGTGCCCAGCGTGTGGCCGCCTTCCAGGAGGACGGTGGCAAGACCGAGGGCCTGAAGGTCAGCGTGTTCCGGAGGGAGACCTGATGGGTGTCGACGTGATCGGCCTCAACATCGTCGTGGCGGACCTGGAGGCGTTCCCCACCCGGCTGGCGGTGAACGCTGCGAAGGCCGTGCAGGTCACCAGCCAGAAGGTCCGGGACGACGCCCGCAACCGCATCCAGGGCCACAAGTACCTCCCCGCATACCCGTATTCGATCACCTACGACGTCAAGGTCACCGCCGAAGGCGTCGAGGGCGAGATCGGCCCCGACAAGGGGCGGGCACAGGGGCCGCTCGGAAACATCGTCGAGTACGGCACCAGCAAAAACGCACCCATTCCACACCTCGGCCCCGCGCTCGACGCGAACGCCGAAGACCTGGTCACCGGCCTCGAAATTGCCATCCGCCAGGCCATGTAGCAGCACGTCAAGGACAGGGAACCCATGACCACCACAAGCAGGAAGCCGCCCGCACGCCGGGCCGCGAAGCCCCCGACGACGTTCGCCGACATCCGCGCGAAGATTCAGCGCCCCCGGCACATCGTCGACATGGTCCTGGACGCCGAAGCGTCCGCCGAGATCGACAACCTCGAACGGCTACTCGAACGCGCACAGCGCCACGACGACGCCAACGGCACAGAGACCGCCCAGGACGTCGCCAAGCACCTCCAGGAGGTCGAAGCGCAAGCCGAAGCGTCGCGGGTGCGGTTCACCCTCGAAGCCATCACGCACCGCGCCTACCAGAAGCTCCGAACGGACCATCCGCCGACGAAGGAGCAGATCGAGGCTGCGGCGGCCCGTGGCGGCAGCGAGGAACCGGCGTTCGACGCGGACGCGTTCGCCCCCGCCCTCGTCGAAGCCCAGCTGATCGAGCCCAAGCCCGCCGACCCCGAGGAATTCGCCGCGTTCTGGGATGACCTCTCCGACGGCCAACTCGGGCAGCTGTGGGGCGCCGCAATCCAGATTCAGTTCCAGACCGGCGAGCTCGGCCCGCCTTCGCAGGCCGCCGCCGACATTCTCCGCTCGTTCGGGATGGCCACCGGCTGACCTGCCCTCACTGCGCGACAACTGAATAGGGGGCTGCCGTGGCCGACCGTACCGTGCGCGTCCGCGTCATCGCCGAACTCCCCGGTTTCGCCGCAGGCATGCGGACCGCGGCCGGGTCCACGGCCGCACTCGGCGAGGCGGCAGTCCTTGCTGGGCGCGGCGTGCGAACCCTGGGCGCGGACGCTGCGGCGGCCCGTGTCGGCTTGATGGGCATGGGTGCGGGTGCCCGCGGCGGTGCGGCAGGAGCCGGTGAGGCCGAGGCTGCGGCGCTTGCCGCCGGGCGCGGTGCGCGCACCCTGCGCAACGAGGCGGCCCTCACCTCACCCGCGTTCGGGCGGATGGGCGCTGCGGCCCGTACCGGCATGGGCTCGGTCCGGTCCGGCGTCGAGTCGGTCCTCGGCCCCGTGAAGCACCTCGGTGCGCTCCTGGCGGGCGGGGCAATCATCTTCGGCCTGCACGACATCATCCACTCGGGCAACGAATACACCGACGCAATGAACAAGTTCCTCGAGGTCACGCGCGCCTCCGGGGGACAGATGGCGGCGGCTGGCCGTGAGGCGCAGGCCCTCGGCGCGGACATGAAGCTGCCGTCGGCGAATGCGGCTGAGGCTGCGGACGCGATGGTGGAGCTGTCGAAGGCGGGCCTGTCTGCACAGGACGCCATCAGGGCTGCCCGGGGCACGATCCAGCTGTCGGCTGCTGCTCGAACTGACGTCGCAACCGCGGCGAAAATCGAGGGCGACATCATGGACCAGTTCGCCCTCAAGTCCACTGAGGCGACCCACGTTGCCGACGTCCTCGCGAACACGTCCAACAGCGCGTCTGGCGAGCTGATGGACATCTACTACGCCATGAAGTATGTGGGCCCGATTGCCCACACCATGGGCGTCTCCATCAAGGACACGGCCACCGCCGTCGGACTGTTGGGCAAGTCCGGCATCATCGGCGAGACCGCCGGTACCGCCCTGCGGTCTGCGCTGGTGAACATGGCCAAGCCGACGAAGCTGGCCACCAAGGGCCTGCACGAGCTCGGCATTGAGGCGTTCGACGGCCAGGGCAACTTCAAGGGCCTTCAGTACGTCATCACGAAGCTGGGCGACGCCTCCCACCACCTGACCACCCAGCAGTTCACGGCTGCCGCGGCGATGGCGTTCGGCAAGCCTGCCCTCGCGGGCATGGTGGCGCTGGCGCACCAGGGCGGGGAAGCCTTCCAGACGTTTGGCGTGCAGGTGGGCCGGGTCGGCGGGGCCGCGGCCCTGGCTGCCGCCGAGTCGAAGGGCCTGGGCGGCGCGATGCGCGGCCTCGGCAAGCAGATATCGTCCGCGTTCCTGCAGATCTACCTGGGCATTGCCCCGGGTCTTGAGGGGATCACACGGTCGATGACGCAGGGCGTCTCGAAGGCGATCCCGTACATCAAGTCCGGCATCCGTATCGCCGGTGACCTGTGGGACATCTACGGACCGTCGGTTGAGGCGAAGCTGCACGCCGCGACAAGCGGCATCGGCCGGGCCGCCTCCAGCCTTGCCGCCCCACTGAAGACAGCGATCACGTCGGCTGCGGTCGCTTCCGTCCCGCTGGCCATCACCTCCGTGCACTCCCTCGGCCAGGCGTTCGGCAACGCCGGGGCCGCCGCCCAGCCCCTACTGGGCGGACTGCACGACATGTTCTCGTCCGTCTCCTCGGGGGCGGGCGCCCTTGGCGTGCTCACAGGCCGCCTCCAGGTCGGCGTGGGGCTCTTCGGGCAGATGTCGGGAATCCTGCGCCCGGTCGGCGAGCTCGTGGGCGGCATCGCGCACGCGTTCGCCGGGCTGCCGGGCCCGATCCAGCTGTCCGTGCTGGCAATGCTCGCCATGCGCCCGTTCCGTGGGCAGATCCAGGGCATGCAGAACGCCGTCGTCGGCTTCGGACGCTCCGGGATCAACGCGTTCCGCGGCATCGGCGACGCCTCCCTGTACCAGCGGGTGCAGGCGGCGAATGCAGGCGTCACCCTCGGTCGGTTCGGCGGCGTCATGGCCGAGCTCGAGCGGCGCTCCCCGACGATCGCTGCGATGGGCACCAGCTTCCGCACGGCCTCTACCGGCATCCAGGAGGCCGGCGGTCGCATGGTCGGGTTCCGGTCGGCGGCCGGCGGCGCGATGGCGGCCATCGGCACGGGCGCCGGGCGCGGCCTGATGGGGGCGGCCCGCGGTCTGTACGGCTTCCTCGGTGGCCCGTGGGGTGTCGCAATCGGCGCAGCAATGATCGGCCTTGACCTGCTGGCCAAGAAGCAGCAGGAAGCCGCGGCGGCTGCGGCAGCCCACCAGCAGCGGGTCTCCGCTCTCACCCAGGCACTGCAGCAGTCTGCCGGTGTGGCGGACGGCAGCGTTCGTGCTGCCGCCGTGCAGACCCTGGCGGACAC